CGCTATTCAAAACGGTGTAAAAAGAATTATCTATTGTTCATCCATGGCAAGATATGGAGATCAACCAAGTCCGTTTACAGAAGACATGCCAACTAAACCTGTAGATCCTTATGGTATATCTAAAGTTGCTGGAGAAGAAATATTAAAAACGTTATGCAAGGTTCATGGCGTAGAATTAGTTATAGCAGTTCCACATAACATTATTGGACCTAAACAAAAATATAATGATCCATTTAGAAATGCGGTTTCTATTTTTATTAATCGTATGCTTCAAGGTAAACCTCCAATTATTTATGGAGATGGTATGCAGACAAGATGTTTCTCATATGTAGATGATTGCTTAGATTCATTAATTAAAATGGTCGAAGACCCGTGTGTCGTGGGTCAAGTCATTAACATCGGGCCTGATGAAGAGTTCGTAACTATTAAAGAGGTCGCTGAGACGTGTGCCAATCTTACTGGTTTCAACGGAGAGTTTGTTTATGTTCCTGATAGACCACAAGAAGTGAAACATGCAACGTGCTCCTCGGATAAAGCAAGAAAGCTACTTGGATATAAGACCATGACTAATACAAAGGAAGGTATTAGAAAGACATATGAATATATCAAGGACCACGGACCACGGGCCTTTGAATATCATATAGACATAGAAATTATAAATGATAAAACTCCAAGTACATGGACAAAGAAATTAATTTAAATCATGTATTCTGTTTTGTTAGTTCTAAAGTTACAGAACAATATTCTAAATTAGCTTTAGATAGTTTTTTTAAACATACTAAATTAGAGCCTGGTGATATATTTGTATTTGTAAATAATGATGGAACAAATGCATTTAGAAAAGATTATCCAATAGATATTTATATTAATAATAAAACACCAAAGGCTTGGGCTACAAACTTTAATAAAGGTTTAAGAGTTGCTAAAAAATTTAAATGTCATTTTGTAGTTATTACAAATGATGTTGTATTTACTAAAGGTTGGTTAGAAGTATTAAAACAAAAAGATGATATGATTTTAATACCTGTTTGTAATGTAAACTTTATGTATAAAAGTCAAAACTTTACAACAGCTCCCACAATGTATTTAGAAGAATATATAGGTAAAGAACATTATCTAGATGCCATTGTAGATTTTCATCAAAATCAATTTAAATTCAATGACTTAAATGAACGTATATTTATGCAAATGTATTTAGCTAGAATACCTTATAAAGTTCATGATGAGGTTGGTTACTTTGATCATACGTTTTCTAATTGTGGTGGAGAAGATATGGATTATAGAATTAGAGCTGCTTTAAAAGGTTATAAAACAATGTTAGCTGTATATCCATTTATATTACACTTTCATGGTAAGTCTTCTTGGGATGGAGCTGAATCTACAGAACAAGAACGAATAAGACGAGAACAATATTTAAAAAAAGGTGTAGAAAAATGGGGAGAAGATTTAACAGAGATATTTATTAAAGGAACAAATGCAAAAGAATGGGCACATAAAATAGGTTTAGGAAAAGAATTTGACAATAACGAACAATATAATATTATACGTACATTAAAAAAATGATAAGTATTGAGACAGTTCAAGATATAAAAAAATTAATAAACAAGCAATTAACCTTAGTAAAAGACGATCTTTGCTATGGTATAGACACGCTTGATAAACTTCACTATGCTAGGGGGCAACTCAGAGCTTTAGAAACTCTGCTTCAGGATCTTAATGACCTGCTGAAACGGGAGAATAGTGAAGATGACGACGACAGTAACAACTGATATTCCTTCTATACAAGAAGGGTTAAAAGACGTTTACCAAGACAAAGAAGTGGTTGAGAAAGTTCTCAATCCAAATTCAATAGATAAATCTACTTTAGAAAGAATGCCTCAGCCTACGGGTTGGAGACTTTTAGTTTTACCTTATGCTGGGCCAGCTCAAACTAAAGGTGGAATTATACTATCTGATGTCGTTAAAGATACAATTCAAATGACAACTGTTTGTGCTTACGTTCTTAAAATGGGAAATCTTTGTTTTAGAGATAAAGATAAATTTCCATTAGGACCTTGGTGCAAAGAGGGTGATTGGGTAATCTTTGGCAGATATGCAGGTAGCCGATTCAAAATAGAAGGAGGAGAAGTTAGAATTCTTAATGATGATGAAATCATTGCTAAGATTGATAACCCTTCCGATATTTTGCACATGTACTAATAGGAGGACAACATGGATAAAGAAACAAAAAAACAACCAGAAGTTGAATTAGATTTAGATGACGCTAATGAAACATCTGTTGAAATAAAAGAAAAGGAAGCCCCTAAAAAAGCTCCTAACTTAAATGTTGGTGAAGTTGATTTAGGATATACAACTCACGATGGTAAAGCAGAAAAAGAAAAAGAAAAAATTTCTGTTGAAGAAATAGAAGATCAACCTAAAGTTGAAACTAAAACAGAAGCTAAACCAGAAGGTGAAAATCTAGAACAGTATACTGAAAGCGTTAAAAAACGTATTGATAAATTAACTTATAAAATACGTGAAGCAGAAAGAAGAGAAAAAGCTGCTTTAGAATATGCTAAAGGTTTACAAAAGAAATACTCAGATGCTGAATCTAAGTATATGGATGTAGATACAAACTACATCAAAGAATTTGACGCAAGAGTTGATGCTCAACGTGCACAAGCGAAAGCTAAATTAAAAGCTGCAATTGAGTCTCAAGATGCGGAACAAATTGTAACTGCACAAGATGAACTAACTAGGTTGTCTGTTGAAAAAGAAAAGGCACGAATCGTTATGAGCGAACGTGAGGTAGCTAAAAAATCTTTTGATGAACAACAAAAAGCTCAACCTGTGCAACAAATACCTCAACAACCAATTACTCCAAGTACAAAAGCTAAGTCATGGGCTGAGAAAAATGAGTGGTTTGGTAATGATAAATACATGACAAACTCAGCATTTATGCTTCATGAAGACTTGGTAAGTCAGGGGTTTGACGCAGAGAGTGATGAGTACTATAATGAGGTAGATAAACGTATGAAGGATTTATATCCTCATAAGTTTGCAAAATCTCAAGAAGTTGAGATTACAGAGGAGAACAGGAAACCCGTCCAAACTGTTGCTTCCGCTGGTAGAAAACAATCAGGACGCAGAACCGTGAGACTCACCAAATCACAGGTGGCTATTGCTAAAAAATTAGGGGTGCCACTAGAAGAGTACGCTAAATACGTGAAGGAGGTATAATGAGCGATAAAATAAATAATAGAACTTCACGCGAGTCAGAAGTAAGAAATAAGGATCTTCGTAAGAAGCCTTGGACTCCACCGTCAAGTCTGGATGCACCTAAAGCACCAGCGGGTTTTGTTCATCGATGGATTAGAACAGAATCGCAGGGTTTTCAGGATACGGCAAACGTATCTAAAAAACTCAGAGAAGGTTGGGAATTTGTGAGAGCTGAAGAAATTAAAAATTCTGCAGGTGATCATGATTATCCAGTAATCGCTGAGGGAAAATATGCTGGGTTAATTGGGGTTGGCGGCCTTGTGTTGGCAAGGATACCTGAAGAGATTGTCAAAAGTCGTTCCGAGTATTTTCAAAGAATTACTCAGGATAGAATTAAAGCGATAGATGCTGATCTAATGAAGGAGCAACGACCAGGAATGCCTATGAATATTCAGAGGCAATCTCGTGTAACTTTTGGTGGTGGACGTAAGTCATAATTGTTTGGCAAAAGTCAACTACTGTAAATTAAACTAAAAATAAACGGAGTATAAAATAAATGGCAAACGTAACAGAACGATTTGGTCTTAGACCAAGTAGACAACTTAACGGTAGTCCATTCATTAACGCCCAAAACAGATATAGAGTAGCTACTAATAACAGCACTGCAATATTTCAAGGAGATGTGGTTATACCATTTGCTTCTGGAACTATTGGAAGAGCAGTTGCTAACGCAGCTACGCCTGCAGTGGGAGTTTTTAATGGTTGTTTTTATACAGATCCAACAACTCAAAAACCAACGTTTTCGAACTTCTTACCAAGCTCAATAAACGCAAGTGACCTTGTCGCTTTCGTAATTGATGCACCAGATACGGTATTTGAAGTAAACGCTAACGCTGTGTTTGGAGTTGCTGATATCTTTAAAAACTTTTCAATCAACAACGTAACTGGTAGTACTGCAACAGGTATATCCCTTGTTCAATTAGATGTAGCAAATTCAGGAACTGATTCTACATATTTAGTTCAAGCAATTGATATATCAGGTGACGTACTTAACAGTGATGTAGCTGTGTCTAATGCGAACGTGCTTGTTAGAATTAACAATCACTTCTATAAGGCAGCTACTTCAGGACTATAATAGGAGAATATAAACTATGGCTATATCACGATCACAACTAGTTAAAGAACTAGAGCCAGGATTGAATGCCCTATTCGGCCTGGAATACAACAGATACGACAACGAGCACGCAGAAATCTTTACAACTGAAACTTCAGACAGAGCGTTTGAAGAAGAAGTAATGTTAACGGGTTTCGCAGGTGCTGCTATTAAACAAGAAGGTGCAGGAGTGCAGTTCGATCAAGCTTCTGAAGCCTACACTTCAAGATACACTCATCAAACAATTGCTTTGGCATTTGCTATAACTGAGGAAGCTATTGAAGATAACTTGTATGATAGATTAGCTTCTAGATACACTAGAGCTTTAGCTCGTTCAATGTCACAAACTAAACAAACAATTGCAGCTAACGTATTAAATAATGGATTTGATACGAGTGGTTCATTCAACGGAGGTGATGGTGTTTCTTTATTGAACGCTTCTCACCCTCTTGCTAATGGTGGTACTTTTTCAAACATCTTAGCAACTGCAGCGGATCTTAACGAAACTTCATTAGAACAATCGTTAATTGATATTGCAGGTTTTGTAGATGAGAGAGGTTTAAAAATCGCTCTTCAAGGTAGAAAATTGATTATTCCAAAAGAATTACAATTTACTGCTGAGAGAGTTTTAAAATCTCCACTTAGAACTGCTACAGCTGATAATGATATCAATGCAATGATGAATATGGGAATGATTCCAGAAGGTTACAGAGTGAATCACTTCTTAACTGATACAGATGCATTCTTTATCATTACAGACGCTCCTAACGGATTAAAAGAATTCGTTAGAAGTCCAATCAAAACAGCTATCGAAGGCGATTTTGATACTGGTAACGTTAGATTTAAAGCTAGAGAAAGATACAGCTTCGGCTTTTCTGATCCTAGAGGAATCTTCGGAACTCCAGGAGCGGCTTAATAATTTAAGTCTTTCCACGATAAGGGGCTTGTGTTTACACAGGCCCCTTTTTCTTTTATAATAATAAATAATCTAGATATAATTAGTTTTGTAGACTGGCTAGACAGACGGTATAGAGACTACAGAGCTTAACCACTATACGGGAGAATAATATGGGACAAACAACTTTTTCAGGACCAGTAAAATCTTTAGCAGGTTTTATTAGTGCTGGAGTATCAAATTCAGTAACAACAGCAGTAGGAAAAACATTAACTGTTGCAAATGATGCTGGAAAACAAGTCTATTACACAAGCACAGCAACAGCAACTTTTACTTTACCAGCTGTAAATACAAGTTCACCAAGTGATGCAACTGATCCAAATCAATCTAATAATTATGGAGCAGCTTTTCAATTCGTGCTTTCAACAACAGTAACAGGTAACTTTATTGTAAAAGTAGCAAACGCTGATGATACTATGGTAGGAACAGCCATTCTTGGTTCTGGAACTACAGCATTAGTATTTAGCACAGCAACTGCATCGGACACTATCACTTTAAGTGGTACGACTACAGGTGGAGTTGGCGGAGCAAGTGTTAGAGCTACAGTAATTGGAGCAAACAGATATAAAGTAGAAGTAGTATCTGGAGCTACAGGAGCAGTGGCAACACCATTTAGTGCTACAGTAAGTTAATTAATTTATTTTAAGGAGCTCTTTGGAGCTCCTTAAATATTAAGGAGTAAAAATGAAATCAGATGTAAAACCAGTCATATGTGCTAGTACATCATCTAACGCAGTATTATTCACAGGTCCTACAAGACTTAGAGGATTTATGATTCAATCCACTGGTACTTCTGGAACAGCGATTATCAATGGTTTAGCAAATCCTACAACTGTTAGTTCTTCAGTTAATACAGAAGTTTATATTGCAGTATCTGTTGGAGCAAATGGAACAGAAACCTTAAATCTTCCAGAAGATGGTGTTTTATACGCAGCTAGAGGTGGTAAATTTATTGTTGATGGTATTGGTGTAACAGCAAATACAAGTGCATTAAATATAACATTATTTATAGATAAATAAAAATGTCTGGCTTTGGTATCCAAAAGCGAGGAACAGGTAGAGCTGTTAAAAAAATGTCATTAGGTGGAGCTTTAGCTATTAAATCTAAAGCTTATCAAGGTAAGCCAGGAACATACGAACAAACTTATTATACACAAGCCTTATTTCCACAAGCAACTCAAACTGGATATACACCTCCTCCAGAAGTTGAAAAAGAAAATAAAGAAGAAAAAGAGGGTATGGCTAGAGGTGGAGATGTACAACCTCCTAAAACTAAAAAATATTTTAGACCAACAAAATCTGGTGCTGGAATGACAAAAGCTGGAGTTGAAAGATATAGAAAAGAAAATCCAGGTTCAAAATTATCCACAGCAGTAACTGGTAAAGTTAAACCAGGAAGTAGATCAGCTAAAAGAAGAAAATCATATTGTGCAAGAAGTGCAGGACAAATGAAAATGTTTCCAAATGCTGCAAAAAATCCAAATTCAAGATTAAGACAGGCAAGACGTAGATGGAAATGTTAACTTGCAATGTCTTATTTAAATGCTAACATACCACCTATATATTGTAAAATAAGAAGGGAATATTTATATGACTTACGAGAACATCATGGCGAAACTGAAGATTGTGTGGTCATTGGTATTGCAAGCATTCCAGGGCGTGCAATCTTATTTCATGCTTTACTTACGAATGGTGCAATATATTGGA